GACTTTCATAGTGGTAGGCAACTGAATTACCATCACAATAGTTATCTAAACCTAAAAGTAAAGTAGTTCCATTAAGTTGAACGTCTTCAAAACAACTATCATATTCTTCACAAAAGAAACCACACTTTTCAAATGTGAATCTTCTTATCATCATCAATCCACCTGTATTACCAAAATTTTTATTTAACCCTAAACTATAGGAATAATATGTACTTAGATTTTTATGTGTTACACCTAATTGATTATTATCTCTTATAAACATTATAACACCATCATGTTGAATTGTATTGTCTTCAAAGTGAAGCCTACAACCTACAGTACCAACTTTTGGGTTATCTTTGAAAACTTTAATCATACTGTATATTACGTTGTTCAAAATTTTGATGTCATTATTACAAAACAAAATGTATTCATATTGTTTACCTACATAATTTTTCACAACATCATTATTTATCTTTGCAAAATTATAAAATGAATATTTAATTAATTTTATATTTTTGTATGACATAATCGTATTTTCAATACTTGATAATTCTTCCGAAGAAGAACCTGTATCAGCTATAAAAATGTCAAAAAAATTAGAATCACAATTTAAATAAAATGATTCTAAACATTGGAATAATAAATCTAATTTTCCCTTTGTTGGGATTATTATGGCTACTTTATCTTTTTTATCTAAATTTTTCCCAATAATTTCAGGGACATATACCTTTTCAGGTTTTAAATCTAATGGTAATTTATTTTTATATTTTGTGAGAAAAACTTCTTTAGATTCCCAAAATTCTTGATTTGGTTGACCAATAGATTCATGTGTTATTTCAAATGAAGATGTTACTCCAATTTTTACATCATCTAAATAATTTGGAATTGTAAAACTATGGTCATAAAAGTGAAACTTTCCAATAGTTTCATCGAACTTATGTTTAAGTTTGTTTTTATTAAAAGATATAAATAAACCATCAATTGTTACAACTGGAATAATAAAGGGTACTTTTGGTGAATACAAACTCAACCATTTTTTTTGTCCTTCAGGTTGATGCCAAACTTGACCAACCATAGTTTGTTTCATCCTTTCCCAATAAATTCCTGATTCAGGGAAATAACAAGAACCTGCTTTACCAATTATTCCAAATTCAGGGTTATTATTAAAATCATTTAATAATTTTTGACCCCAATTTTTTTCTAATTTAATATCATTGTGACAACATACCACAATATCATAAATTGATTCAGTTATTCCACTATTGTAAACTTGAGCTAAAGAATATTGATTATTATTTTGATATTCCAATATTTGAACATCACTAAGACCCACACTATTAATTAGGTGGGTCTTAAATTTAGAATTATATTCTTCGTTCTTATGTGTTGAGTATATTATAGTAATCATATTCCTGTTGAGCCAAATCCGTTATCACCTCTGTCTTTTTGACCTAAATCTTTCTTTAGTTCCAAATCAACATATTTTCCGTTTATTACTGGACATAAAACTGCTTGTGCAATTTTCATTCCTTTTTTTATTGTTACTTGGTCTGAATTCGTATTAAATATTATAACTTTTACTTCACCCAAATAACCGCAATTATGTATCAAATGACTATTACAAAAGAAGTTATGATTATTACTTACTGTTATATCATAAGTTTGTTTTTTTTCTGATGTTATTTTTTTAATCTTCGTTGTTTTCATATATAAAATTTTTTAGTTCTTCAACTGAGTAAAACAATTTATAGTTTGGGTATTCTTTTAATGCAAATTGTTGTTTTACTAATACTTCCTCAGTTTCCCACCCCTTTAGTTCAATTAAAAAGATTTTACCATTGGCTAATTCAATGTAAAAATCAGGAACATAGTTTCTGTGTAGTCCATTATAAAAATATCTTATTCGAATACCATGTTTGTTCGTCCATCTTTTTATAAAATTAACTGAGTCAAAAAAAATCATAGTTTCCAATTCATATGAGGATGAATATAAAAAGGTTTCATTTTCCTTTGATTCATATTTTCCTGTTTTATATTTGTTACTTGTATTACTTAATTTACCTGTACTATATAATTCAGAAATAATTTTTGACATATTTTCCCTAAACTCTTTTCCTTTTTCACATCTACCATCACCCAACACTTTTACGATTGATTTGATTGTTTTTTGTCTATACTCCTCATTTTCCCATCTTTCTTTTGATGTTTTTGATATTTTTTTTATTCTATCTTCAGATTTGACCCACTCTTTAAATTTTTCACTTTTATGCCAATTGGTAAAACCTGAATAGATTTCGGGTGTTTCTTTATGTCTCTTTTTTATAATATTAGACATTTTATTTTTGAATTCAGATTTATTATGGGATACTTGTCTAGATTTTGTCATTTTTTGTTTATATTCAGTATCACTCCATTTAGTTTTTTGTTTCTCTGAAAATATTGTTGCATATTCTTTTGATTTAACTAAATTACCTGGATATAACTCTTTGTATTCTTTTGAGGTTAATTTATGTTCAAATTTTAAATGTTCAACAATTGAATATTGTTTTTCAATCCCACAAATTTTACATTTTACTGACATACTTATTATCTTTATTGATAAATAGTATCTTGGTTAAAAAAATACAATTATCTCATCATTTTCTTGTAAATCTTTGGCCAAAACAATCCCTTTATTTGTATAAATTTCTGAATTGGGGGTTACCTCAAGTACACCTTCTTCAGTCTCAATTTTCAATATATCTTGTACATTAGTGTCAAAAATTTTAAGAACAATATCTTTTTCAATTTCTAAACTTTTTTCATTGAATGAAAATACTATATCATTTATTTTTAAATCCTTAATATGTTTTTCACCATTTATAGTTAAAATTTTCATATCTTCAGAAAAACAATCCACAGTTCCTGGTGAATTTAATACAAATAAACCCTGATTTATTGCTAAACCACTTTTTGACCTTACTTGTATTTCATAACCATCTTTGATGTCAAAGGCCAATCCTGTTGGTATTAAAGCTCTACCTAATGGGTTTACAACAATTTCTTCTGTTGAGTACAAGTCAAAGCCTGAGTCACTTATATAATTGTAACTAGGGTCAATAGCATCGGGATTAAGTTTAGTGTAACCAAGTATTTGTTTGGGGACATAATTCAACATTTCTTGTTCTAGTTGTTTAATGTCAACTCCATAAGTTTCATAGATAATATTGTAATCTATTTCATCTTCCTTTCCTTTTAAATAATTTTGTAAATCATCGACTTGTTTAAACAAATCTTTCATATTTCCTTGCATTATCTGAGTTCTTTTAACTTTTTAATTATTTGAATTAAGACATCAACATCTTTTTCACAATATTCACTAATACCCTTGATGTTTTGTTTTTCCCAATATTCTGAGTGAACTTTATCACCTTTTACCTCACCATCCTTTGGAGTTGGTATATCCATAGTAGAACATAATAAATCGAGTGACCCAATTGAAGAATATGCCCCATATTGCCAAATTTCTTTGGTATCAATTGCTTTGATTTCCCAAGGTTTTGTATCATATGATGGAAGAAGTGCCGGAGGCATCAATCCATTAATAATCATACGTTTTGCCAACATTGGGATATCAAAGTTTTTCAAATTATGTCCACACAACCAAAAATCTAACTTTGCACATTTGTTTAATAAACCTTGAACATCTTTCAACAATTGATGTTCATTATCATTTGAAAATGTTTGTTTTCTAACAGACCCATCATCTAAAACAAATGCAAAACTAACACAAATAATTTTTGCAAATTCAGGAACTAAACCAGCTCTACTTGAAAATACAATATTTTTTTGGTCTTCTTTAATTTCGTTATCTTCAGGAAACCTTTTCAAGAACCAATCAAAATATTTGTCAAATTGGTCAGCCACAGATGGGTTTAAATTAGAACACACATCATAGTTGGGACAACCCCCAACTGTTTCAATGTCCATAAATAAAATCTTAGTAATTGGTTGTTTGATTAACATATATTTTTATTTAATTAGTGATTTGTACCATTGAGCTCTATCTCTTGTAACATTTCTTAAATCATATTTGTCTTTGACTGACTCATATAATCTCTCACCCAAATCTACGATTAAATTCGGATTATTTACAAGAAATTTAATATTTTTTGCCCAATCACTATGATTTCTTTCTTCCTTAACTAACAAAGCATTTCCATCAGTAAAATTACCAAAACTTAAAGCGTGTTTGAGGTCAATTGTATAAGGTCCTACTTCAGATGCAATTAATGCTTTTTTATAAAAACCAGCCTCAATAACTTTCAGTTGAGATTTTACTCTATTGAATATATGGTTTTTGATTGGTGCCATTGATATATCAAACTTTGAATAGTTAGTTGCATAAGTATTGATTGGTTTAGTCCAAACTCGTCTATATGGTAAATCACTTATATTTGGGTATTCTTCTTCTTTAAACTGAAGTAAAAATTGTTTGTAGTTATCATCAATTGTACCATATTTATTCGTGAAAATTTCTTCATATCTCGCCCAAACTGTTTCGTCAGGGTTGATTGGTCTTTGTTTCTTTTCACCTGTTTGTTGGTTTATTTCAGTAATTGTACCTCTTGTATCAAAACCACACAACACATATTGTACCTTATCCTTCAAAGATATATTCTTTGAGACAAATCCCTCTAACAATTTCAAGTCATGTAAGTGAGATGAACCACCTAACCAACCAATTCTTATTCTATCTGATTTCTCAGTAGGTTGTTTAAATTGACTTTCAGTTGGGTCGATTGCATTTGGGAAAATGACAACATTTCTATTTAATTTTTTGATTTCATCAGCAAAGATATTTGTAGTTGTAGTAACATAACTTGCAACTTTTAAATTTGCCATAATTTTCTCATGGATTTTGTCTTGTACAATCAATGTATGAATTGGGTGCTCCTTTCCTGGTAACCAATAATCATCCAAATCTACAATAACAACAATACCTATTGATTTCAAAAAATTAATAATACTTGGTGTATGTTCGTAACTATTACCAATATTCCTATGTATATGAACAATTTGATATTGTTTCCAATAATTTACATCATTAATTCTAGGTTGATAATCAATATCCACGTGGAAGTCATCTGGATACATATTTTGTAACATTACATGGGGGTCTACACTTCTGAATTTTCCAACTCCGGTCGTGTCTGAGGGGGTTACTAGAACTCTAATTTTTGACATATTTTTTAATAATTTTGTTTAATTTTTTATCATCTGAGAATTCACGTTCCCAGATAACTTCTAAATTATAACCCATTTTTTTCAAATAATCAATTCTTAGTTTATCCTCGTCCCATATTTCTTTTGCTGTCTTTTTTTTGTGCGGGTGAAAATAATCAGATTTATATTTTTTGGGATTACAATGCCAATAATCACCATAAAATTCAATAATTAAATTGTATTTTTCAATAAAAATATCACATATAAATCTATCAATAGACACAGTTCCTTTAGCATCTATTCCCCTATTTTTAATTTCACTCAACAATTTTTTTTCCAATTTAGACACACAACTTTGTTTTGGTGGATTTTCAGATATTTTTTTGGAAATTAAATCGAGTGTTTGTTTACTATGTTTTTTCCCATAAAAAGGATTTCCTTTACCTCTCTGTAATAATAAACTACAAGATTTACAATTACTACTTTTTTTTATTGAGTTGTAATAATTACGACACAATACGGATTTATTTTTCGAGGTTTTTTGGAATTCGTTTTTACACATCTTACACGTCCATGATAATGTAAATTTGTCACCAACTTCTTTTATTTTTAAACATTTACATCTATCTTTATACCTCGTTAGTTTGTGTTTTTTTATTACAGCTAATATCGTAGGTTTAGATAACCCCACTTTACGTGAAATCATTACAGAACCCAACCCTTTTTTATATTCCTCTATTATAAATTTTTCAGTTTCAATGTCCATAATCAATATATTTTATATTATATAAATATAAACGTTATGTCAAAAGGAAAGTATTACCCTCTAAAAAAACGAAACCCCACAACTTGAATTTCTTCAGGGGATGTGGGGAATAAGAATTATGAAAAAAATAAATTATTTAACTTTTTTAATACGTGTTACTTTTCCTTCGAAAATGTGACTTCCAACTTTAAATTGGAACATATCATTTGTTTTATTTGTACTTTCAACTAACAGACCATTTTCACCTAACACTTCTTCGATAGTTTCTCTAATTAAATCTTTTAGAACATTTTTATCCAAGTTGGATGTTACATTCTGTGATTTCGTTTCTTGTACAACTTTTTTTGGTTGGTATGGATTAACATTATTAGCAATGTCATTGTTCATTAATCTTGCTGCTTTTTCAACCAATTCATTACTTAAAACTGAACCCCCACCACCCATATTGTTTGGTTGATTGATTGGATGTTCAATCATTAATCTTTTAATTTCATCAGGTAATTTAGATGATAGAATTCTATCCTTTGTATTTGTGTGTTGTGGTATTTGTTGTTTAGATTCATTAACACCCATAAATTCCTGAGGTATGTTGAATTTAGCTTGTGGTACGTCAAATTCTCTTACATTAGTATCAAAATTCATATTACCCCCACCATTTGTATTTCTAGGGGTCTGATTATGACGTTCCATAATCTTTTTAGATATAGCTAATTTGTTCATTAAATCATTTTCGTTCATATAATATTTTTAATCAAATTTGGCATTTATTATAACTCTATTCATAGATTTGTCTCCACTTGGATTATAGTTGGGTCTAGGAGTTTCAAAATTATTTCCTGTTGGTGTTAATGACATAATCCTATCCAATCTAAAAAGTCGCCAACTTGGTAGTGGTTTTTCTCCTTTGAATCCTCTATGGGAAGCTCCCTCCAAATCCCAAGCTCTAAGAACTGGATTACCTTTTTTTGAATAACCAAAACATACGGGTTCGATTTCTCTTAAACCACGTCCACCTGGTTCTTCTCCATCATAATAAATAATAACTCTATTTTTATTTCTAATTGAGTTAATTACGGATTCGATAGAAGCTACTTCTAAAATAAGATTTTTGGTTATGTTGTAAAGTTTCATTACGCTGGTGGAGTTGTATAAGGTTTGTTTACTTGATACTCGTTCACTTTGATTTCATTTTTTCTTTCAACAATGTCAGTACGAGTTCCAATGTTTTGATTATAAACATCTAAGAAATTACCAGTACCTCTACCTTTTTCGTCACCATCAGATAAAGCATTTGGATTAACTGAAGAATATTGATTATTCGTTGCATAATCATTTTTGGGAAAAAGTTTTTTTCTTTCAGCTTCAGCGATTCTTGACAACTCATTATCAGGTTGTGCAAAACTTAAAGGTTCTACTTGAGCCATATTAAATTAATTTTTTTATTAAATCATTTATCCTTTTAAGGTCTTCAGTTACTTGTAAATTATATTTTTCCAAGGTATTTGAATGACTTTTACTTGGTCTATTAGTTGTTGTGAGATTATTTTTTTGATGTGGTTGTATGTATTGATTTGGTAAAACAACTGATTTTATTTCTTTTCCTAATGAAATATCATCTCTCATCGATTTCAACATATTATTTACCCAACCTTTAACATAGTGACCACCATTTAAAATAAAAGGTAAATCATTCTGATGTCCGTTAAAATTATCAAAGAAGTTCTTCATTCTTTTGAGTTGTTGATATGTTACAAATCCGGTATCTCTGAGTTCTCTATTTCTTCTAAATCCTTCTGTACTTTCATCGGCACCAATAGCATTATCATTACATTGTTTAAGATAAACAATAACGTCTTCAGGTAATTCTATTTTTTTGCCGTATAAATCTTTATTCACTTTTTTTCAAAACATTAATTAGTTTATTCAAACTTATACCTTCTTTTTTTGCTAATTTTTTGATACTTTCTAAGTTCTTAATTAAAATTTTAGATAAACTATCAACTTTCTCAATAACTTCACCATCACTACCCCCCAACTTATTAGTTATAATATCTTCGACCATTTTAACCATTTTGTTTTTCTTTTCTTCTTCAATTTCTTTTTCGGTCAATCTTTGTTTTAATTTTCCTTTTCTTTTTTTTACATTTGGAATTTTACCTAGTTGTTTTGTTCTTTGAATTCTTTCTTCAGGGTCTTCCACACCCATCTTCTTAAAAGTTTTAAGTGTTTCTTTGAAATCCTTATTTTTAGTTTCTTCATATCCAAAAGCATCGGACATATTTTCTTCGTCAATAACTTCACCATCTTTATTTTCACTTTCACCATAATAAACACGATATCCTCTTGTAACTGGGTCGTTTGATATTCTTGCAGCAACCACTGTTTGGTCCATAGTTTTTTTAGGTGTAAGATACTGATTCAAAAAAGGAATCTTAGAACTTAAAAAAGTACCATCAGTGTCAATCAACTCATCTATTTCTTTTTTGGAATATTTTTTTCTTGATTTGGTTATTTTTTCAACTTTACTGACAACATTTTTTAAGTTTTCTTTTTTAAATTTTTTCTTAGTTGGTTTTTTGTCTTCAGTTAATAAATTGTAGGTTGTATAGGTCAACGAAAAGTTTTCCCCATCACCTTCGATAATGAAGTGATAATGGTCATTGAAATATTCTTTTCTGAATTTGTTCATTAGTAATTTTTCTTAATAAATACTTCGTATCAAAGTATTTATTCTAAAAAAGAATGTCATATCAAAACATAAATCAGTTTAACCCATCAAATTGGTTTTTGAAGCTATCATTGGAGACACAAGATATGTCTCTTACTTCTGATGAAGTAAATTTTAACCAAGAGGTTGTTTTTTCACCATATTTGATTGCTCAAACATATGGTAACAGATTACCTTTTTATTTTGATATTAATAGTACGGCATCCACTCAAAATTTAATTTTGACGTACAAAAATTATAATTTCAATAATGTTTTTATTTCTGAAAACTACTATAACCCAAAAAATGAAGTTTTAAGTTGTCAATTGTCAGGTTCATCTTGTGACATTGGTTTGACAGGAATTGACAATGGTTTGGTTACTGGTATGTCAGCACAAACTATTGTTTTCACAGATGGTCTATTGCCAAGTAATTTAGAATTCAACAGATTGTATTTTGATAGAAGATTGAAGTTACACCAAGTTACAGGATTTACATCTACCAACTTGAGATTTTCAGGTTTCGATAAAAATATTTTGTATGAAGTTGTAAGTAAGGAAAGTCCATATGTCGGAAGATACCACGAATTATATGGTGGGTTTTATCAAGGTTTTTATAAGTTATTTGGTTACGACTACAATATTTTCCCTGAACGAATGAACAAGGGATGGGCTGTTGAATTACTTTTGAAACCAAGATTAACAAATGAGTTTTCAGGTACAACTGGTGAAACAACCCTAAATGAAATATATCCAAACAATAAAAATATATTCTTTTACATAGGAACAAGAGCCGAAAACAAATTCTATCACCACGCAGATGGAAGTCCTATTTGTGATTCAGGTTATACAAGAGTAACATCAGGTTTAACTAAACTTCAAACTTGTGCTTGTTGTAATTACAACATTACAAATAGTAGATGTATATATGTTTATCCCCCTCGTTCAGTAAATGGTGTACACGACCCTCATGTCAATTACGGATGTGATAAGTGTGGTGGTCACCCTGAAACAAAGATTAGTTGTGGTTGTGGATGTAATGAGTTGGCTTGTCAAACTTGTGGATGGGAATGTCAAACACATACTTGTGATGTTACTATACCAGTAACTCCGACACCTACACCAACACCAAGTCCAACACCATCTTGTAATCCTTTCCCACCACAAACAACTTGTACACCTACTTGTACAAATTGTAATGATTGTTCGTCTTGTAATGATTGTACGACATCAGGGTTTACATCTATTGAGGACACTTGCGAGAAGAATCCATTGTTGGATACAATGTCGAATGCTTTGGCCATAAAATTATGTGGTGACCCTAAGAATCCTGGTATTGGGATTAGATTTTTAAGATTTACAGGTGGATGTGAAACTACGGGTACTTGTACAACTGGTATTACATATACAACTGGTTATACAATAACAGAAATATGTACACCACCGATATATCCAACTTGTTTACAAGTAAATCCTGCTTGGTTGGATTTGGAACATTGGTTTCAGGTTGATGTTGTTTGGGAAAGATATAATTTCTTGGATGAGTGTGATTTATATTGGAGAGGTGGATTGGGTGACATAACTAAAAAGTTATTTTTGGAGGGATTGGTAAATAATTCTGTATCGTTGATTGCTCCACCATACACAAGAAATGAAACTGCTTTACAAGTTGAGTTGATTAACTTGAATGAGAAGTGGTTACAAGAGGGTAAATATAGAAAAGGTAGGTTGAAGATTTATGTTAATGGTAAGATATTTTATACAATAGAGGACTTTGAGGAGATTATACCTAGAGCTTTGAACACTGATAAAGAAAAACAAGTTGGTGTTCCATTTAATATATCTTGGGGTGGTGGTACACAAGGATTGAGGGAGAACTTAACATTTACATCATTAAGTAATCCTGATGGTCCTTATCAACAAGACCCTGAATGTTTTCCAATTAATGATTTAAGTGGAACAACATTGAGTGGGTTAAATACAAATATATTAATTGAACAAAACTTTGCTGGTACATTTGAGGGGGCAATATCTCAATTGAGAATGTATGTTACTCCATTATCAGCACCAGAAGTGAAACATAACTTCAATTTGTTAAAAACTCAGTTTCAAATGTTTAATCCTGATTGTCCTGATTGTTCAACAATAGTTTGTGAACCTGATGATTTCACATTCACAATAAATTAAAAATATGTAATTATAGTATGAGTCAATCAATAACAATTAGTAGTATAAATTATAGTGGGGAACAAACAAGTATTGTGTTTACACCACAAGGGACTACTAATGTGTTTAACTTGGGGGTTCAAACTCTACCTTACACATTTTCATCAAATACATTGACACCTCCACAAGAGATTTATGGGACTTATAGTATTTTATCATTGAGTGGTGATTGTTTGAGTATTTTGAATGTACCAAGGCCAACACCAACCCCAACACCTACTATTACACCTACAAGGACTCAAACTCCAACTCCGACATCTACTGTCACACCAACACCGAGTTATGACCCTTGTAAAGTACCAACTCCGACACCAACAACGACACAAACACTTACACCGACACCAACGATATCTGTTACACCAACAGTTACACCAAGTAGAAATCCTTGTGTAACTCCAAGTAAGACACCAACTGCGACACCTACACCTACTAAAACACCACCAACAACGGCAACACCAACAGTTACACCTACTATAACACCGACTAATACACCAACGAATACGGTGACACCAACGACTACACCTACTACAACACCAACGGTGACACCTACGATTACACCAACATCAACTGTGACACCAACACCTTCAGTGAGTCCTTTAGGACCTGAATCACCAAAAATATATTATGGTAAGTTCAGTGGTTCGTCAATTACTTCAGGTGAAACGAGTGGATTAACTAGTGGTTATACAAGTAATCCTGTTAATAGTGCTGTTGTACTGCCAAGTGGTTCAAGTGGTGATTATGGATATATTTTAATACCAACTGGTTTAACACAACCAAGTGAGTTTAGAGATAGTAGTGCGGGATGTTTAGGTAGTTTAATACCATTTAATAACATAGGTACGATAATTATAGTAGACGCTAATGGGTTTAGCATAACATACAATGTATATAGGACATTCTTCCCATTTGTTGCAAGTGTGAGTGTGTGGTTATGTCCTTAAAAATTAAATAATAATGGGTTCATTTAGTTTATCAGGGGGTGTTGAGGTTTTTGGTTTTATTTCTCCGAGTGATACAACGGATACATATCCGGTGATAGACCCCTTATATGGTATTGATGGATTAAGAAATGTTGATTTATTAAGTGATTTAAATAACATACCAACTTTGAGAAGAAGAGCTGGTATGGTTGTGGGTATAGGTGGAGGTACGACCTATTATAAATTAAACTTACCACCTTGGACAAATACATTATCTGATTGGTCTATTTTTAATTCAGGTGGTGGTAGTGGAACATTTACTGGTGGTACTGTGTCAGGTGCGACTATTTTTTTGGATGGACTAACAGCAAATACAATAAGTGGTGGAACTTTTTTTGGGGATGGAAGTGGTTTAAGTGGATTGACTGATACATATGTGACTGGTGCAACATTTAGTGGAACATCGTTAATCATTTCTCAAAATGAGAATCAACCCAACATAACAGCAACTTTATCATCAATATCATTATCTGGTGCATTATCTTCAATAACATTCAATATTGTTTCAACAGCAGGAATTTCGGCTTCAACAATATCTGCAACAACATATCAAAACTTACCAACAGATATTAGAGTTACTGGTGGTACATTTAGTGGTGGAAGTATTGTTTTTACAAATAATACTGGGGGAACATTCAATGTTTCAGGTATTTCTTCTTTTGATACATTTGTTACTGGATTTACATATTCTAATAATACATTCACAATATCAAGGAATAGTGGTTCAACTCTAACCGCAAGTATTAATAGTGTCACAGGTTGGACAGTAAATGGTAATACAAGTATTACTGGGAATTTAATTGTAACGGGAACATCCGCTTTGAATGGTACTATTTCTTCATCAGGATTGGCTGGTTCAACAGATAGAATGGTTCAAGTTAATTCAGGTGGTACTATTTCAGCAAGTGCCGATATTATACCAGCATATATAACTTCAGGTGGAACTATTGCCAATTTATTAGATGACACAAATAATTGGGATATAAATGGAAATTACACTGGGTCAATTATAACGGGAACATTTCAAGGACAAAAACATTACAATAACAATTATTTTTTTGAAGCAGTTGCTGATAATCTCTTTATTAGATTTATTAGAGGATAATGATTGTAAAATATGGAAATAATGTTACAAGTTTTAATAATAGGTTTCTTAATTTTCAAAGTGTAATTACCCAACCCTATTTGCAATTAAATACAATTGCCACTTATCTTCGTAATTATATGTCGGATTTTAGAAATCCAAGTTTTTATACATATAGATTGGATGGTACTGGATTTTACATATTAGATGGAGGTGGTGATATGTTTGACCAAGGAAATATTACAACACCTTGGTTATCAACCGGACTTTCTTATACAGGAAGTGCTGCTTATTCACTTGCTGCTTATCCATCTGCAATTACTTATACAAATTCAGCAACAACAATAATTGACACTGATTTTTACTATATTTCATTAGGTTACACACAATATACCACAACTCAAGACCCAACCTATCTCCCTTTAACTATTATAGGTACTAGAAGTAATTCAGGAAAACCTATTGGGTGGCAAATCGGTGGAAATTCAGGTGCTGATGGTGGTGGTACATTAGCATCAGGATTAATTTATAACGGAACAATTTTAAGTGGATTCACAACATACGCATTTTTTAGGGAAACATATAACACCACAGACCCTTCACATTGTAATTTATACATTTTATTGGGACATAGTAATTGGGGTTCCGTATTTGGTAATGCAATTAATTATGCGGCACAACCAGTTAATTTGGGTGGTTGTGGTGGATTTCTATATACATCAGGTGCAACGACATCAAACATATTATCAATACAAACTTTATTAAGTAAAAATAATGGGGTATTAGTTACATCAGGAGAATGTCAAACTGTGGTTCAAAACTTTGTGATAAGAATAAAAGAAGCATTAAACTATTAATATGATTATTACACACGAAGGTAAAATTGTTGATTTGGGTGGAGTACCAGTCGTGTTAGGTGTTGATGTACCACCAACACCTTCGATTACTCCAACTATAACACCAACTCCATCTATAACACCTACTATAACACCAACATCTTCGATTACTCCAACTATAACACCAACACCTTCGATTACTCCAACTATAACACCAACATTAACTATTACACCTACACCAACACCAACTAGTGGTGCAACATCAGCATTAAGGTTATTGATTTTAGGTGATGCTCAAGTATCAACAGTGTCAGGACAAGTTTCAAATGAAATTGTTTCCCTTGGTTATCCAACACCAACAATTTCAGCTGTAACAATTTCAACAACCTATAGTGGTACTGGTTTAAGTTCAAGTAGTTGGGATGTTGTGTTGTACTACACCAACTCTTCACAAACTGGTGCCGTTACCTTGAACACTTCTTTGAGGAACTATGTTGATAGTGGTGGTAATTTAGTTGTTGGAACATTTATTTGGAATCTTAGGCCAATAGGTTTTGATTTTACCTTAACACCTTATGTTGGTACTGTGAATCAAAGTAGTGACTCAACTGGTAATATGACAGTAACAATAGTACATCCAATAACAACAGGTGTGGGGACTGGTTTAACAACTAATAGTACAGTACAAAATAATTTGGTAACAACTTTACAAAGTGGTGCAAATACAATTGCTACATATACAACATCAGGATATCCAATAATTGGTATTAATACAGTTGGAACAGCAAGATTAGTTGGTATTAACCTTTATTTCCCATCATATATTGCAACTCGTGCTAATTTAAGAAGATTAGTTACAAATGCTGTACTATGGGCGGGTAAAGTTTTGAATTAACAATATTTATAAAGTATGAGTGCAACACCTAATGTAAGAGGAGAAAAAATTTTTGGTTCAATAACTGGTATTACCTTATTTTCGGCAACGACAATAAGTGGTGGAACTTTATATGGTGATGGTAGTAACTTAACTGGAATTGTTGGTGGTTCAGGTACTTCAATAACTGGAGGTACATTTTCAAATGGAAATTTAACACTAAATAATAGTACTGGTGGTACAATTGTTATTTCAGGTTCTGCCCCATATAATGCAGGTTTGATAACAAATGCAACAGGATGGACTGATAATAATAATGGAACTCTAACTTTACCTCAAGTTACCGTTGCATTATACAATAATTCAAATTTCATTGAACCATTAAAAGTTTATATAGTTCCAAGTGGGACAACTGGAAGTGGTGGAATACCAAGTTTATTTGATGAAGACACAAGTTATGTGGTTATTGAATATAATGGAGGTAGTCCAAGATATTATGTTTATGATAATGATTCTGTAATCACCGATAGTGATGTTGTGTTATTTATGATAACCTACAGAAGTGGTAATTTTGTGCATGTTTTAGAATTTGATAACTATGGAGCAGGATTACCAAATAAGATAAATGATAGAATTTTATCAACTGATAGATTTGCAAGAGAATCAGGATTTTCATTGGGCTTGAGTGGTTCGACTGGTGTCGTTACATTATCTGCAGGTGTTGCATGGAATGGGGTCTATCGTCAAGCATTACCCCAACTTAATTCTCAAGATGATATATTTTTTCAAAGTTTTCATAGTGGTGGAACTTGGGTTTATACAACAACTGCTAATACTCTGAATAACGAATATTATGACGATGGTACAGATAAGGTTTTGGCTACAGCTGGTAAGTATTTGGTGAATTGGTATTTCAGGGGGCAAGAAGTGAATGACCACTTATATGAAGTTTGGGGTAATGATGAATATGATAGTGTTGCAGAAGCTCAATTATCAGTAGAACCAAGTTTACCCGAATTAGTTACATCTCATGCCTTCTTAACAGGAAGAATAATTGTACAAGTTAGTGCAACAACTGGTTCAGTTGAGAGTGCTTTCGTTAGTGTATTTCAATCAACACAAGTTACCGCACATAACGATTTAAATGCAATTCAAGGAGGTAGTGCTGGAGAATATTTTCACTTAACTTCAACACAATATTCAAACAATGCTTACACAAATGTTGATAATATTTTTTCAGTTGGTCAGACAATTAATGGTGGTGTAACCGCAACAACCTACTATGGTAGTGGTGCAAACTTATCAGGTTTGACTGATGTATTTGTAACTGGGGGAACATATTCAAACGGAGATATTTTATTTAGAAATAATACTGGTGGAACATTTAATGTAAGTGGACTTACTCAAGGTACTTTAACAGGTACTGGTGTTACGAATTATTTAGCTAAATGGAATGGTGTTAACGAATTAATTGATAGTCAAATTATTGATGATGGTACTGATATAACTTTTGGTGGGAATAGTGTAACTTTTACGGCAGATGTTAATATCAGTGGTACTACAATTATTGATGATGATGTTATCATTTACAACGGATTAACCGCAAGTACAATCTCTGCAACCACTTATCAGAATTTACCAACGGATGTTTTTGTTACAGGTGGAACTTATTCAAATGGTACAACAACATTCACAAATAACACAGGAGGTACATTCAATGTATCAGGATTTTTTACTGGTTATACTAATGTCGTTAATTCTTTAACAACTGGTGTAGGTCTGTCTGCAAATACAACATCAGGTAATGTAACAATTATTAATACAGCACCTGACCAAACTATAACATTAAGTGGTGGAACTGGTATTACAACAGGTGGGACTTATCCAAACTTTACCATTACCAATTCATTACCAGACCAAACTGTGACATTAAGTGGTGGTACAAATATATCTGTAACAGGTACTTATCCAAATTTCGATATCAGTTTTACAGGTTCAACAACATCAACATTTGATTATGGAAAAACTTACGCAATATCAAATAGTTATCAATTAATATAAAAATATAAAAATATGCCAGCAAATACATCACCAATTTTTACACTAACACCAAAAATACAATGGGCTGATGCAATGACATCAGCTAATACCACAAAAGATTTAACATCAGGCACAATTTATCCTGTATTTACGGGTGGAACTAACGGAAGTTATGTTCAGAGAATAAGATTTAGAACTTTGGGTCAAAATCTTGCCGCAACAGTAGGTAGGGTATGGATTAACAATGGTGGAACAACCGGTACTGCAACAAACAATAATCTATGGGATGAAATAACATTACCAACAACAGCAGCATCTGAGGTTGCAGCACAATCGACTTATGAATTACCTTTGAATTTTGCCTTACCCGCAAATTATGTAATTTATGTAACTTTGGGTACGGCACCTAATGCTGCAGGTTGGGATGCAACCATAATCGGTGGTGATTACTAAAAAAATTAATTATGTACATATACGCACTATGTGAGTTTAACTATGGTTATGAAGGTCAATTTTATCAAAGAAATGATGAGTTTGGTAATACCGCTTTCTTTAGTTTGGTTGGTGACCCTTTGGATTTAGTTTCACCTTATGGATACTTTATAGTTGAAACAAATGTAATTCCACCTTGGGCTTAAATAATAATTTATGATTGATTATAATAACCTCCCCAATTTAGACAATAGTGTTGCTATATTTTACGCTATTGGTTCGAGTACTTGGCAAACTTGGCAAAAACCAAGGGGTTGTAAGTTTGTATATATGCTCGTCATCGGTGGTGGGGCTGGAGGTGGTGGAGGTCAATCAGGTACTGGTGTCGGAAGAACTGGTGGTGGTGGAGGTGGGTCTTCGGGTATGAACAAAGGTATGTTTATGGCTAATACACTACCTGATATTGTATACATCAATGTTGGTTATGGTGGGGCTGGTGGAACACCAAATAGTAACGGAAGTGCTGGTAGTATTTCATATGTATCAGTTTTACCTGATACTACAAGTGTGAATGTTTTACTATATAGTAATTCCACCACACCTGGTGGAGGTGCTGCTGCAGGTACTCTTGGAGGTACTGGTGGTGCACCTACAGCGGCAAATCAAATCTTGGGTTATTCAGGTGTCAATTTATTTGGTGCAGGTCAAAATGGTACAAGTGGTGGGTCTAATGCAGGAGGTAATGGTACGGCTTTAGCACCAACTTCTCCATTATGTGGTGGGTCTGGTGGAGGTGGGTCAAGTGCCGCAAACGCAAATGGAACTGGTGGTAATGTGAATACAGGTGGTGTTTTTCCTACATTATCAGGTGGAGCAGCGGGTGGCACAAATAGAGGAACTGATGGATTTACAGGTTCTTTTCCAAATAAATCAAATGTTTTAAGAAACGCCTTTATTTTTACTGGTGGTTCGGGTGGGGGAGCAAATGGTGCTGGTATAGGGGGTGATGGTGGTAATGGAGCTTTCGGTTGTGGAGGTGGTGGTGGAGGTGCTGGGACTACTGGTGGTTCAGGTGGAAGAGGTGGTGATGGTTTAGTAATAATTATATCTTGGTAATATGTTAGATTTATTTCATTTAGCCGATACAACTTATAATACTCAAGTATTTTATAGAACAGGCCCTTGGGAAACTTGGATTAAACCTAAAGGTTGTAAATTCATACACTTCTTTGTATTAGGAGGTGGTGCTGGTGGTGCTGGTGGATTGACAGGTATTGCCGGAACTAATAGAAATGGTGGTGGTGGAGGTGGTAGTAGTGCCCTAACAACACTATTAATTCCCGCTTTTTTTGTCCCTGAAAGATTACATATTTTAATAGGTCCAGGTGGTGCTGGTGGGGCTGCGTCATCGAATGGTACTGCGGGAACTGTTACTTATGTTGGAATAAATAATGTTACAACATTTGTCCAAAATCATCTAATTATTAGTAGCTCGAGTAATAATACCGGTGGGAATTCAAATGCTGCTGCAGGTACTGGTAATAATCCTAATACCGTAGCTAATAGTGTATTGATGGGTATGGGTATTTTTAATTCTATCGGTGGTGTTAATGGTTCTGTTGGGGGTTCTTTTGGAGCAGGAACAAATATTACAATATCAAGACCAACAACTGGTGGTGCAGGTGGTGGGGGTTTAACTACAGCTAATGTTCAAGCCGTTGGTGGTAATATAACTGGAGCAGGGTTTATCCCCACGATAAGTGGTGGAGCTGTTGGTGGATTTAATGGTGGTGCGGGATTTAATCAATTTAATCCCTCATCGATACTATCAAGTTCTTCACCTTTATTTTTTACAGGTGGTGCTGGTGGTGGTTCGAATGCAAGTGGTACTGGTGGTAATGGTGGAGATGGTGGATGGGGTTGTGGCGGAGGTGGTGGAGGGGGTGGACTCACTGGTGGAAGAGGGGGTAGAGGTGGCGATGGTTTAGTAATAATAACTTGTTGGTAATAATATGATAGATAATTTTAATTTACCTAATAATGATAAGAATGTTCAATCATTCTATGGGATAGGTTCGGCTGTTTGGCAAACTTGGCAAAAACCGAATGGTTGTAAGTTTATGCAAATGATTGTCATCGGTGGAGGTGGAGGAGGTGGTGCGGGTGCTACAAGTATTGCTGGTAGTGCTAGGTCAGGTGGTGCTGGTGGTGGTGCTTCGGCAATAAGTCGAGCTTTTGGTACACTTTCAACTATTCCTGATACACTTTATATTTTAGTTGGTATGGGGGGTACTGGTGGGTTACCTACGGCAGGAGCTGGAGGTAATGGTACTGTAGGTACTTTATCGTATGTTAGTGTACAACCAAATACAACAACATCAAATATAATTTTAGCAAGTGGAGCTGCCGCAGCAGGGGCAGGTAATGGTGGAGCTGTCGGTAGTTCTAATGCTACCGCAGGTAGTGCTGGTACAGTATTTCTTCAGACCGCAGGATTTCTTAGTTATAATTTTTTGGTATCTTTGATAGCTGGACAATTAGGGGGAAGTGGAGGTAACCAAAATCAATCAGGTACTGCAGTATCTTTGACTAATATCGTTTCAGGTGGTGCAGGTGGAGCTGGTGTATCAACAACTTCTCGTGTTGGTGCGAATGTAACAGGTTCAGGATTTGTCTCAACAATAAACGGAGGTAATCCAACCAACCCATCTGAAGCTGATAGCGGATTCTCATCATATAATGAGCAATTAATCAATATGCCATATAATTTGTTTTTCACAGGTGGTGCTGGAGGATACGCTAATAATACTACCGCTGGAGGTATTGGAGGAAATGGTGCGTATGGTTCAGGTGGTGGAGGTGGTGGTGCTGGAACTACTGGAGGAAGAGGTGGAAATGGAGGGGATGGTTTAGTTATAATAACTTGTTGGTAATATTTATCCTATATGCCACATCAAATAAGTATATCAGCAACAACTGGGACACCCCCATATCAAGTCATAGTTTGTGATGTAACATTAATCTATTGTTATACACTAACTGGCTCAACATCATTATCGGCAACAACAACTTTTGATATTCCATCACCTTTAGATGTTGCGGATAGTATAATTATTAAAGTTATTGATAGTAACGGATGTGAAACATTTTTACCATATAGTTGTCCTGTAACACCGACACCTACTCCAACAATTACACCTACACCAAGTTCGACACCAACTGATTTATGTAGATGTATTCAAATAACGAATACTGGAACAACTGGTGGAACTTTTTATTATACACAATGTGATGGAACAATTACAAGTGTATTACCAATCAACTCAGGTACAACATTATATTATTGTGGTAGTAATCCAATTGCTTTGACTGAATGTGATATTTTTATTGGTGATGTTTGTGTAAACAATAGTTGTGTTGCAATCACACCTACACCAACACCAACGATTTCATTAACCCCAAGTGTAACACCAAGTATAACACCAACAATAAGTGTAACACCAACAATTTCAGTAACTCCGAGTATAACACCTACAATAAGTGTAACACCAACTATAACACCAACAATAACTCCAACAATAAGTGTAACACCAAGTATTACACCATCTGTTACACCAACATCATCTCCATTACCTTCAACATTTGCTTATTTGTTTATTGAACCAATAAGTGCCGCAACAAGTATTGGTAACTATATGTTTGGTAATGGAGCTCCACAATTCTTTGGTTTCAGTAATACAAGTCAACCAAGTTCAAGTGCAACGACATTTAATACTGAGATGAACTTGTATGTTAATTATAGTGGTTGGACAAATGGTGAATTACCAACGATTATAACATCCAATGTACCACAAACAACTGGTGGTGTAGATAGTTTCGGTAATACAAAAATAGCATACAATTTTGAAACGACAGAAATACTTCAAAATACAATATTAGACCAAGCTTGGTACACTTGGATTATACCAATTGTTTTAACAAATAATCAATCTCAATTAGATATTGATTTAAGTTTAGGTAATCCGAATGTATTTAGTAATGTGTTAACAGAATCAACAATTAGAACAAATACATTTACATATACTGGTTCAACAATACCATCAGTAACTTATAGGGTATATACAACATATCCAGCTGGTGATTTCTTAATAGATAATCAAACGACAGATATATATTTTAAAGGAGGTAGTGTAGGCTAATGAGTTTTCCATATAAAAATCCAATAAGTCCTAATCAATTATTGGGACAACAAAGTTTAGAAAGAACAAAAACATTTGGGACTAGTTACTCAACTTTGTCCACTGGTGGTTATATGGAAGTATATTCTTTAGACCAACTATATTACACAATCCCGCCATCCACATTCGGACCAATTGAGTTTAGTGGAAATACAATCCCAATTACTTTTTCAAAAGGTAGTGGTACAACATTTTCTGTTAACACATTAACACTTCAACCTGATAATATTTCATCAGGAAGAAGAAAGTTAGGTATGTTAGTGTATGTTTATGAAGAAAACCAAGTGTACCAATTTTTGATTAATAATTATGAATCCCTTTGGAATTCAGCAACTGGTTCAACTGGAACAACAATAATATCTGATTTTGGTACAACAATAAGAGCTAACTCCCCTGAAAACATTACTTTCATTAATAGTTGGACTGCAAATACAATTGATGGTGTCAGTGGTGAAACTTATTCTACAGCAGTATGGAAAAAATATACTCCATTTACTGGAAATACATCAGCGACTTGTATAACCGATTTGTATATTGAAAATATATATGGTTGTTCGCCAATCAATGTCAACGATTCTTTACTTTGTAGTTCAGGTGTTACAACTAATGGGTTATACGGAAAAACAATACTTGATGCCGGAAACACTAATGGTATGTTAGTTTTTTCAGGTAGTAATACAATTGGGGGTACTGGATATACTGACTTCATAAGAGTTACAAATACCGCAGC